ATCTTTGTTTGTTGCATTTGTTGAATTAGAGCTACTTTAGAAGTAAATAATTCAACTTGCTCTTGCTCATAAATTTTAGATGGAGTAGTTAATTCCAATGTAAAGTTAGTCAATCTATCATCATCTATACCTTGTGCATATAAGTGAACGATTGCAATCTTAGTTAATTCTGATATTAAAACTTTTTGAACTCTTTCAATAGTTTTAGCAAAACGGATATCCATTGCTGCCAATGTTGCTTTACCATTGGTATCTTCTTCGTATCCTAAATATGCTTTTGGGATTTTCAATGCTGCCATCATTTTACCTTTTAAGTAATTGATGTCATCAATCATATTATATTCTAAACCTTTTAACGTATCAATTGAAGTACCATTATCACTACCACGAACTGGCATATAATAATCTTCAATAAGGTTTTGCATATTGTACTTTAAGTTATAATCACCCGTTCTTTCATCAACGAAAGGAACTTTTTTAGATGAGTTTATAATCTTCTGCATGTAGTTATCCACTTCATTTGGTGGGATGTTACCAACATCTACTTTGAAAATTCTCTTTTCAGGAGCTCTCATTACTCTATGGATTAACATTGCGTCTTCCATCAACATTAATTGTTTCCATACTCGTCTACCACCTTCAATCATAGATTTTCCGTAAGGTAAAAAGTTTGAATCTGAATTTAAACGGAAGTGAGCCATCTCATAGTTTTCAAATTCCTTCTTTGGGCTCATACCATATGCTCCTAATGGATTTTGGTATGGCGCATAAACGAATTTAACTCTTTGAGGATTCTCCATATCAAATCCCTCTACTCTACTAACCTCATAGGTTGATAATGGCATTACGTTTACAATACCAATACCTTCTTCTGCTGCTATTTCTAATTGTAAAAAGAAATCACCATATTTAACCAAGTTTCTTGTCCAAGGCCATAAGTTGAATTCTACATTAAGAATATCATAAAAAAGATTTTCTAAAATTTGTTTGATGTTATCATCTTCGTGGTGGATTTTTAATACATTACCCATTTCATTTCTAGCCGTACACTCATCTGCGTATACATCTAATGCTGATGCTAAAATCGGGTCGGTATCCATTGAATCGTAATCTCTAAACAAGTCAATTCTAACTTGCTGATAAGCCATTGCGGATTCTATTAAACCACCACTATATTGTGGAGTTTTCATACGAGTGTACCTATCTATTAGATTTGTTGTTAATCCTTGATATTCATCGGTATCTATTACTTTGATACCTTGTTTTGTTTTACGGACTATTGTATTGGTTGAGAATAGTTTTTGTAACCTACCGAAAAATGATTTATCTGCTGCCATTTATATTTTATATTTTAATTCAAAGATATGGAATTTATTTGATATTAACAAATTAATTACCATTTTCTACAAGACCAGTAATTTGCTTTATGTCTTGGTCCTGGGTTATCACAATTCATTCTTGCTCTAAATGATTTTCTAGCAGCTGGGTTTGATTTTCTAATTTTCATTCCTTTTTGTCCAAAATTTACCTTAACAATATTTCCGGCAGGATTCTTTACATATACTTTGAATTTCTTAACATCACCTTGCATTGGTTTACCCAACTGAACATTTCTACCCTGATATTCTGCTTCATAAACACAATTACAATTTGCTTCAGCTAAAGTATTCTTATATGCTTTTAAAAATTCAATGAAATCTTCAATTTCTTCCGGCTCTACATCCAATTCATCGTAATCGGTATCAACCTCTTCACTTATTGGAACACAATTTGGCACCATCTTACCATTTTTCATCTTACCACCAACTTGCTTATATCCATCCCAGCAATCTTCACACAATGCATTAGCTTCTCCCTCATTGCAAGTTTTCCAACCACCACCTTTGCCTTTATAGTTTTTTGCAGCCCATCCGTTTGCGTATGCTGATGGATAAACATCAAATTTAGATTTTGCTGCTGCTTTAGATGCTGCCCATTTACCTGCATCGGTTGGGCAATTTTTTTCTAAAAATAAATTTAGTCTTTCTTCTATATTCATAGTTTCATTTTTTGGTTTAGTTGAAACGTATATTGGTTTCTTACCTTGTCCATCACTATCTTTACCGCCTCTTCCTGCATCATTTTGTGCAGCTCTTTTTCTTTGAGTTGCACTTTCTTTTTCTTTTTTACTCATTCCGGCTGCTTTTGCCGCAGGAACACATTTTGCATAACCTTTCTTTTCTCCCGAAGTTCCACATGGTGGGTGTTTACCATCGACCTTTTTTCCGATGTTTACCCATTTTTCTTTAAACCATTTATTTAAATCTTCGTTCATTTAGAATAGTTTCAACATATAAATATAAAAAAATTACTTTAGCAACCAAGTTAAGTTTTCAACTTCACCTTTTCCTATCTGCATTTCATATGGATTACGTTGATTTTGCCAATTTGCAGCATAAACGCCTGTATCATTTTGTATAGTAGTTGAGTTCAACATACTTTTAGTCAAATCAATACCTTCTTGTCTTAATCTTAATGCCGTATTACGAACCCATAATCCAATACCTAATGCCATTGTTAAGTCATCATTGTATCCCTTCATTGCTTCAGCTTTACCGCCATTCCATATAAAGGTAAATAACTCATCTATTAATCTACTAGAGCGAATTAAAATATCTTTATCCTTCATATATGTATCTAATGCTGATATGATAAGAGGACGAGTTTTAGATGTTGTAGAAAATCCTGCAACCATTTGCTTTTCATCTCTATAAAATTTATTACTCATCTGCCTTTCGGTATCAATATATTTTAAATCATTACTCATATAGAATAGATTTGGGTATCCTCTATTGATAATTTGTTGAATAGTTGCCCAACCCACATTTGAGTTTTCTACTACTAATAATGCATTATTATATTCAGTTGCTAAACTTACTAAGAAGTTTCCAAAATCTTTTGTATCAACTTTACCTTTATATTCAGCTACTTGTGAACTATCTTCAATATCAATTACTTGTACCGTTGAAAAATCGGCTCCATCTCCACGTGCAACGTCAGCGGATACCATATATTGTCTGTTATAATTGGGATGTTCCCATACCCATAAATTTCCATCAAAACCTCGTTTTTCAACAGGCTCCATTACATATGTTTCTTTGTACCAAGTTAATAATGCTGGGTCGATTACAGTATCACCCGAACCAATAAAGTCACAATCACACTCTTGCGATGCTCCCTTTACTCCCAAAATACGAGTTTGTCCATCTCTCCATTCCTGATTTCTTTCAGGATGTACAGTCCAATGTAAATTTATATTATTAAATCCATTTGCACCACTCTCACCTTCTACCCACATTTTATGAAACCAATTACCCACACCATTTGGAGTAGATAATACGATTGCAGAACCACCTGTTGATAATGTAGATTGTGCCGATAACCAAATATCATCAATATCTCTAATGAATGCGGCTTCATCCACAACTAATAAGGATAGGGCTTCCGAACGTCCTGCATCTGGAGAACTTGCGATTGCTTTTACTTGCGAACCATTTTTTAATTTAAGAGAAAGTTTATTATCTTCTACTGAACTATTACTACCATCTCTTAACCAAATAGGAAGTAAGTCGTGCATAACTCTTACCTTTTCTACAAGGTTTTTAGCTACCGTTACTTTAGTTGCGATAACCAATGCATTGTAGTCTTGATTAAATACCATCTTCCACAAAATAAATCCTGCAGATAAGGTCGATAGACCTAACTGACGAGATTTAAGAATAATATTAAAACGATTATCTTTGAAGTCTGTTAAACAATTTTCCTGGAACTGATAAAGGTGAAACGGAATCTTTCCACGAGTAGGGTGTTGGATGATACAATACTTTTTCATAAAGTATATTGGGTCTAACGCACACTTCTTATACTCATCGGAGATGATTTCTTTTAGTGTCTTTTTAGGTTGCCCCTGTACACTCATTATTTTTTAAATTTAATCTTCCAAAACACTCCACCGCCGATAAATGGAGATAATACTCCATTAGTTCCATCAGTTCCAACTTTGTTAGCAACTCCTATACCTAATTGATATATTTTATCACCTTTGGTTTTAATCAATACACCAGCTCCTAAATTTGAAACTACATCTACTTTATTAAATCCACCTGTAATTCCATAATATACTTGGGTTTTTGGTAATTCTTTTACAATTGTAGTTTCTTTGATAATTCTTTGTTTAATATTTGCATTAAAAGTTCTACCAAATATTTTATTTTGAGATATTGTATCTGTTACATCTACAGTTCCTAATGAATCAGGTAATACCAATGTATCTTTATATAATACTTTTGAATAGTAATCTTTTAATAATGCTAAAGTATCAATGATTGCTGGGATGATTACTTCTTTCTCAACAATTGTTTCGTGATAAATATCATCACCTTTTTTAGTTACTACTTTAGTTTTAACTACTTCAACTGTATCAATTGCATATTTAAGAAGTTCATACTTTTTACCATCCACTTTTACAATTTCGGCATTTCTTTTATAGTTTCCGCCACATTGTTGAAAAACTACTACTGCAATCAAAACTGCAATTGCTATGTTTTTTAAATTTAATAATTGTTTCATAATTTTTAATTTTTTATAAGCTCTAAATGATTAAGCTCTTGTAACTTATCTTCCAATGCCGCTTTCCTTTCCAACAGAGCTTCAATTGCTTCGGTAGCGCCATTAATATCATTTTGTAAATCTTCTTTTACTTTATCAATATCAATATCATAATGCCATTTTTGAATAGTACCATCTTCATTTATAAATTCCATTGTTTGTGATATTCCTCTCAATCCTTCTTCAAATTGAGCTTTCAAATCAGTAACATATGATAATTGATTATTAGTTATTTTATAATCTTCATAAAATGGGTATGTTCCATCATCTTTTAATCTTTGTTCAAACTTTCTTAAACAAGTTACACACATTCCTGTTTTACGAATTACTTTCTTATCTGCATTACTATATTTTATAGTATCACATTCTTCAGATTGACAATTATTTAATTTATCTAAATATTGTCTAACCTCATCCATTTGGGAAACTGTTATTTTATAACCTTCCTTTTGTTCCCATTCTTTGCCATCGGTATCTACCCACGTTTCTCCAACTTCTCTAGTTTGCTCTCCTTCTTTTTCGTAACCAAAAGTCGTTTGATTATCATCAGTTCTACCAAATACTGTATCTATAATTAGTTTACGAGTTGGGTGAATATGATTATTTTTTTCTTCAAAGCTTTTTCTCTTTGCCATAATTTATTTTATTTATAACCTTTTATATATACATATATATATAATTTATCTCCCAAACTTAAAAATTCCTAAAATTTGATTTAAGGGAGCAAATGTTCCTGTTAATTTATATGTGTTACCTTTATAGAAAAATACTAATCCTTCATTCGGAACTAATTTTTCAAATCCACCAATAGCATTTAATCTTTGTAATTCTTTTTCTAATCTTTTTATTTGAGCTTCACTACCACCATTTCGAATATCTGATATAGATGATTCTAATGATGCTTTAATTGATTGTAATGCTTTATCAGGTTGAGCAGTTAATACTGAACTCATAAATGATAATACTTCAGCTCCAACGCCTAAAAAGATATCTTCGAATTTACGAATATTACCTTTCATTATTTTATCCTTAGCATCTTTATCTACTCCATCTGCCCATTTTTTAGCATCTTCATCGGTGATTGATTTAATACCAAATGCTTTATCATCAAATGCCCATCTTCTTGCTAACCCTTCTTTTTCTAATTTTGTTAAATTCTTTTTAGAATTATTAATTAATTTCATCCACCAAGAATAGTGATATTCAGCTATACCAGCCGTATCTGATAAATTAAATTCAGATTGTAATTTGGATAACATTCCGTTGAATTTACCTTTTTGAGAACTTAACTTCTCATCGGTTGGAAGTTTTGTAATTGGAGGGCCTTGTAATGTATATTGAGATTGTACGTGTGCATTAGTTTGTTTAATCATAGATGCTAATTTACTTTCTGCACCCTTTACACTACCAACTGCATTTCCCTTTTCATCAAATTCAACTACATTATGAAATACTAATAAAGATTGTCCATAAGGAATTACATTTGCATTTTGTGGATAGATTACTTCTAAGTTACAAAATGCT